AAATGGGTAGACCAGCTCCGTATATGATACATCGTTTAATGGAACGACATGATATAATGAATGTAAAATATGTAGCAAAGGTCGGGGATACTCGGAATGATATGCTTGAAGGAAAAAATGCTGGGTGTGGAATTAATATTGGTGTGTTGACAGGCGTGAGTTCTGCGATTGAATTGTTGGATGCGGATTTGGTAGTAGATAAAATTACAAATATCGATATGATTATAGAAGATGGTTTTTTTCTATGAGTTAAAGTAAAATTGATTTAAAAGATTGGGCTTGTAATATAAATATAATGGAAGCCACTACAAAAACACTATTACAAGATGGAGATATTAATAAGAATCAAGAAGAGTTAATTTTTGATCCTTATAATTTTAAAAACCGTGAAATTACGCAAAGCCAAGTTTCAGAGATACTTAAAAAGTATGGAGTACCAGATACAGTGCATAATTTCAAGCTATATGCCAGAGCTTTCATTCATAGATCTTATGTGAAGAGGCCACATTTGGAAAATGTTGAGAACGGTATTACTATTGTTGATAGACCGAAAGACTGTTTAAATTTAAAAACCAAATCAAATGAAAGATTAGAATTTTTGGGTGATGGGGTACTAGAATGTATTACAAAGTACTACTTATATAGGAGATTTCCAAAAGAAAATGAAGGTTTTATGACAGAAAAGAAAATTGCTTTAGTTAAGAATGAATCCATTGGTAGAATGGCATATGAAATGGGACTTAATCGATGGTATATACTTTCTAAAAATGCAGAGGAAAAGAAAACACGAACCAATCTTAAAAAATTAGGTTGTTTGTTTGAGGCATTTTTAGGAGCTTTATTTTTGGATTTTAACAAAATTACCATTAAAGATGAAGATGACTGGTTTAAAAATGTATTTGTAACTGGTCCTGGATTTCAGATAGCACAGACATTTGTAGAAAGTATATTTGAACAACATGTAAATTGGACTGATATTTTGCAAAATGATGATAATTATAAAAATATATTACAAGTTATGATCCAAAAGGAATTCAAAATTACACCATCATATATGGAAATTTCAGAACATGATGATGATGACGGATATCATATGGGAGTTTTTATTTGTATGGGGGAGAATATAGTAAATGTAGATTTTTCTGATTCTAAACCATTTAGTACATATGGTTCTTTTGAAAAAATACAAGAAGAATTAACAAATAATAATGGGGAATTATTTATCTTTCTAGGCGAAGGGAAACATAAAATCAAAAAAAAAGCAGAACAAACGGCTTGTAGATTAGCTATTGAACAAATAAAAAAAAAGTAACAAACTTTTTATAAGTAAGTATTATATATGAGTAGTCTTTTAGAACAACTTGAAGTAAAACCTCAATCAAAAACACAGCAAAAAGTCAAAATTATTATTCCTACAGAAGGTCAAGCAAAAGTTAGAGCAAAACCAAGAATTATAGACAGCACCGGTGAAGAATTTGATAGAAGTGTTATAATGGAAAAATTAAAACGCAGAGGCTTATCGGTGCCAAAAATGAAACAAAGTGATAAGATTCGTGTATTAACAGAAGCATTATCGGACACTCCCGAGGAAACTGTTGTTGAAGAGGTTATCAAAGTTAAAAAACCAAGAATCAAAATCAAAAAATTAGGTAAAGTAAAAATTAGAGGAAGTAAAAATATTAAAAAGGGTACAATAACTGCAATTGCTAAGCCAGAAACTTCTGTTATCAAAGTAAAATTGCCTAAAAAAATATCATTAAGACGGTCGCAAGTATCTCCAGCAATCATTAAATTTGAAAGAGAACTAAGTAGTAAATTGCCTGCACCCCAGCCATCAGTAAATATACGCGCTGGTGCATATTACAGAACCAATAGAGAAATTTTTGTAAATTTTATCAATTCTCTTTTTGCACCATATAAAGATGAATTAATAGAAGAATCCAAAAATCTTACTTGTGATAGTATGAATGAGGCCAAGTCTGGTGCTTTTTCTCTTTTGACCCATCAATCAATCGTTAGGGATTATATCAATCTGTATACTCCATACAGGGGATTATTATTATATCATGGTTTGGGAGCTGGTAAAACGTGTGCATCAATAGCTATAGCAGAAGGGTTTCAAAATCCAATGCATATTTTAGTCATGACTCCAGCATCACTTAGACAAAATTATCAGAATGAAATTAAAAAATGTGGTAATGAAATGTATAGGTTGAATCAGTATTGGGAGTTTATATCTAATGATAATAATACAAAGAAAACCAGAGTATTAGCAAAAATTCTCAGTGTATCCGAGTCATTTGTTAGAAAACACAAAGGTGCGTGGTTTGTAAATGTGGCAAATGAGAGTAATTACGAAACATTAGATACACAAGAAAAATTTGTTTTAAATGAACAAATTGATGAAATGATTAGAGCAAAATATCAATTTATAAATTACAATGGTTTACAAAAACAACATTTAGCTAATTTAACAAATGATGGAAAAATAAATCCGTTTGATAATAAAGTAGTAATTATCGATGAAGCGCATAATTTCGTTAGTCGTATTGTAAATAAATTAAAAAAACCAGATAGTCTTTCAATGAAATTATACGAATACTTATTATCCGCAGAAAATTGCCGAATCGTTATGTTAACAGGCACACCTATTATTAATTATCCGAATGAATTAGGTATACTGTTTAATATACTTCGTGGTTATATTAGAACATATAGATTTAATTTATCAATCAGACAAAAAGGTAAAGTAAACCAAAGAACAATCGAATCAATATTGGGAACATTTAATATCCAAGATTATGTTAAATATAATCCATCAAACGATGAACTAATAATTACTAGAAATCCATTTGGATTTGTAAATACTAAAAATGGGTCTGGTCAATACGAAGGTGTCCGATTAGATAGACAAGGAAATATGCCTACTAAGAAATTCATAGCAATCATAACAAGTCGATTAGAAGATGCAAACATTGGTGTTTTAAAAGTAACCGAAAATCCTCCATATAAAGCATTACCAGATACTTTGGATGGATTTAAAGCAATGTTTATTGATCCAAAAGACAATAGTTTTAAAAATACTAATTTATTTAAAAGGCGTGTTTTGGGATTGACATCTTATTTTCGAAGTGCCACTGAAGAATTAATGCCACGATTCAATATTGAAAATGACTTAATTGTTGAAATGATTCCAATGAGTGATTATCAATTCGGTTTATATGAATTAGCACGTGCTGAGGAAAGAAAAACAGAGTTGAGAAATGCTCGCCGGCGTAAAGGAAGTGGTGGTGATGACGATGATAGTGTATCCACATACAGGATCTTTTCTCGTGCATTTTGTAATTTTGTTTTCCCGCCTGCAATCAGCAGACCCAAACCAAAAGAAGGTGAACAAATAGCAGCGGTATTAAAAAGAGATGTGAATGAGGATATTTTGGATATAGTAAGTTTACAAGAAGAAGTCGCAAATGTTGATGGTAGACATGAAGAAGATGATAAAGATGAAGTGGAAGCTAAGCGTAAAGTTAATCGTGATACTAATTATGAAAATAGAATTAAAGATGCTATTAAAGCTTTAAAGGCAAATGCTGGTAAATATTTAATTCCCAGTGGTTTACAAATTTACAGTCCTAAGTTTTTGGCTTTGTATGAAAATATTATAGAAAATTCAGGATTACATTTAATATATTCTCAGTTTCGTACATTAGAAGGCATTGGTATATTTAGTATGGTATTAGACCAAAATGGTTTTGCACAATTTAAAATAGCACAAGATACAGAAGGTATATGGAGAATTATTGTTAAAGAAGGGGATGAAGATAAACCAAAATATGCATTATATACTGGAACAGAAACAACTGAAGTGAAAGAGATGATGAGATTAATTTTTAATGGTGATTGGGAAAAACTACCAGACTCAATTAAAGATGTTTTAAATGAGACCGCCGCTAATAATAATCATGGTGAGATAATCAAAGTATTTATGATTACATCAAGTGGTGCAGAAGGTATTTCTTTGAAAAATACAAGATATGTACATATTCTTGAACCATACTGGCACCCTGTGAGAATGGAACAAGTAATAGGTAGAGCAAGACGTATCTGTAGTCATGAAAATCTCCCAGATGATGAGCGAAGAGTAAATGTATATTTATATCTAATGCGCTTCACTGATGAGCAATTAGTACCAGCCGTGATAAAAGGTGGAATGGCATCGAAAGGTTTATTGGAAAAAGATGTATCTAAACTAGATAAAAGCACTCCTCTAACCAGTGATCAAGCATTGTATGAAATTTCAAATATAAAAGAGGAAATTAATAAACAATTATTGACAGCAGTAAAAGAATCTGCTTTCGATTGTGCTTTACACGCCAGAGCCGGTGATAAAGAACCTATAATGTGTATGTCATTCGGTAGACCTGCCCCAACTACTTTTACAACAACGCCGGCATTGACCATAGAAACAGACTATGATAAACAACTAAAGAAAAATTATGAAAAGATTACTTGGAAAGCTATTATAGTAACTATTTCGGGTAAAAGGTATGCTTTTAGACCAAGCCAAAAAGGATCACGCACTGGTGATGTATATGATCTTGAAAGTTATAATAGAGCGGTTAAATTAGGTGGTGAAGCTATCCCAGTAGGTAAATTGTCAATAGATTCAAAAACCAAAAAATTGGCATTTGTTTTAATTTAATTAGATTTTAATTGTTTCAGTAAATCAATAATGATTGATTGGTTTTTTTCTATGCGGTTAAGATACGACAGAATATCAACATCATCAGTTTTTTTAAGTTTTTGTAAAAACGACATCGCATTAACCACCGGTTCAGTAACCGCTGGCGCAGTGTTTTCTTCAACTTCAAATGTCACGCGTCTTTCTCGCATTTCATTCGTTAAAACAGTAGGCTCAATCTTAATATTGGAACTATTATCTATCTTTAAATGAGTAGAGGTTGATTCTCCAGTTAACCATTGTTTGGCAGAATTTTCGTTTGGATTATACTCAGCCATTATTTTTTTTAACTCGCGTTCACGTTCTTGTAATGTGGTATCAACCATTCTTGCATCGATGGGTGTGTCATCTGTTTTATCTGAAAAATCAATATCTGGTGGTTTTTGTTTATTAATTAAAGTATTGAAATTATTTTGTTGCGCCTTTAAATTTTTTTCGAAAACTTGTGCTTTAGACATTGCAGCAGGTTGACTGGGGGGCTTAGTTGTCTGTTGGTGGTTTGCTTCTTGAGCAAATTGTTTAATAATTTCTTTATTCATAATCATTAAATCATTATTAAATTTAAAACGATTTTTATTCATTTCAGTAACGCGATACTCCAATACGTGTTGGAATTTTTTCGGATTCGTTTTTTGGTTAGGATGATTCGATAATAATTGCCACAATAAACTTTTGTTTTGCGTAGAATGAACAGACATATATAATATTAAAATCAAATACTTTTAATATTCTATCGTTTATTAAAATAAATACTTCTTAATTTTCGCATATATTTATCAGTAACCCGTTTTTTAAAAAAATCTATTGATTTGCCTTCTAATAATTTAATTATAAAGTATAAAGAATACATACCACATTCTGTAGTTAAATATTGATGTCTTCTACTTGTTTGCTCAAATGTATATTTTTCTCCTAAATTTCGTGCTTGTTTACGAACAGTGCTAACAAATTTCATTAAGCGCCTTGGTATTTTATCTCCATAACTATCAAAATAGTAAATAGCTTTTTTTCTAATATTAATAAACATTGCTACCCAATGTGATCCTTCTTTATAATGTGGGTCCAAATTAAAGATTAAACCTATTTTAGTGATACCTTTACTCTTATAGTCTAATAAAGAAAATTTACATATTTCTTCCCATACACATTCATTATGCATTTTTCGAACGTCATAATCGATAGGAGAAGGGCCTAAAAAAATAAAATGTTTATGTTTTCCTTCATATTGTTTCATTAATTGTTCTATTTCAATAGAAGTAAGCCAAGTATTGGGTTTCTTTGTCCACTCTCTTGGTTGTTTTGGGGAGAAATTTTGCATAAAGAATCCTGACGGCAAATCATTTTTAATACATTGGTGTCTTAACCAACAAGATTCTTTATGGCATGTTTTCTGCATATTTTTTTTCAAATGTTGCCATATTTCCTTTGGATCATTACTATAGATTTTAACATCTGGATGTCTAGCATTCCAAGTATTTTTTAATTTATGTAGCGCCGATTTACTATAGCAAGTAAAATCTAATTCATCATGATTAGTTTTGGGAGAACACTTTTCGGGTTTAAATTTTATTTTTCTTGTTTTTTTATGATGTTTGTGATGTTTATGTTTATGATGTTTATGATGTTTACGCGTTTTTGAGCCACCTATCATCTTTAAATATCATTGATATTTTTCTTTTTCAAACCTTTTTCACGAAATTTTGGATCTTTTAAATTAAAATTTCTATTTTGTGGTATAACAGGTTGCTTAATTATCCTTGTGCTTTTAATTTTAATATTATCAGTAATCCTTGGTCGATGCGGCTTTTTTTTTCTTAACATCATGCCATTACTGTTTTTCATATTAAATGTGTTTTTATTATTAACGGGGGATTTAATATCTTTATAGTCATTTTGAATTAATTCCATCTTATCCATGAACTTAAAATGGTCAATGCAAATTTGAGCATAATTCACAAAAGCTTTATTAACTTTTGTATTAATTTTCTCTCCACGCAACATATCTTTTGTTAATTGAAAGATGCGTTTTTTATAAAAATCTAAATCATTGCGAGAAATTTGTTGTAAATCTTTTTTCTGCATAAGTTTTGTCAACTGGTCGGGATTAGTTAAATACTGCAAATCAATTAAATTTAATGAGATATCCATGGCTTATAATTACATAACAAATATAATTTTATGTAATTACTTAATTCGTTTTTAAATTTTTAATCTGTACTCTAGTGTTGTTATTAAAAGTATCTTTGCCTAAATTACACATATTAGGATTAAATGGAGAGAATCGTTCTTGTTTAAATAATAATTGATTTGTCATTTTCGTTGTTTCAATTGGCGGTGTCAAATAAGTTGTATTATATAAATCGCTTTTAGAACTAGGAATAAATTTGGCTTGAGGACAAGATTGTAGTGGAAATATAATATTCATTAATTTTGACTCAGTATCAATTTTTGATTGAAAACCGTTAAATGGCAAGGATTGACTACTACCTGCAAACATATGTCTTGTATTATAGATAGGTCTTCGCTCACAAGGAACATTTGTTGGAAGACGACAATCCAATATGGGAAATACAACAAATTTAGTATCTACTGGACGTGGATCATAATTCATTTGAAGAGGGACACCAGGCACATTTCTTTTATACATTCTATTGCTTAACTGTGTTGTTCTATTTTGTTGACAATAATAAGCTCCTTTAACGACATTTTCCATTATAATATCACTATAGAATAATTATTTCAAATTACCTAAAGATATCTATTAAAGTATCTGTAGTATGTGTGGAATATTTGCAGTGTTGTCTAGTGATACTAAAGGGGATGATAGTTTTGAAACAAAAAATTTTCACAAGGGTCAAAATAGAGGACCAGAAAATTCAGTATGTACAAGAGTTAATGAAAATATTTTATTTGGATTTCATCGTTTAGCTATTAATGGATATAGTAATCCAAATTCGGAGCAACCAATTTGTATTGAAAATTGTGTTCTCATCTGCAATGGTGAAATTTACAACTGGAAAGAATTACATAGTCTATTAGATATTCCTGCTAAAACAGGTTCAGATTGTGAAATTATTATTCATTTGTATAAACGATTTGGCATAGAATACACGTTAAATAAATTAGATGGTGTATTTGCATTTGTATTGTATGATAAAGAAAAAGAGCAAGTTTTTATAGCTCGTGATCCATTTGGAGTTAGACCATTATTTATTTCATCTAACAAAGATCATTCTAATTATTTTTATACATTATCCTCGGAACTTAAAATGATAACTCATATGATAAATGATACCACATATGCTGCTAAACAATTTCAACCTGGATCATATGCCAAAATAAATTTAAAACAAAGCGGGAAAATGACACAACAACAATACTATAATAATGTTTGCACGGAAATCGGAATGTGGCAGGCAGGACGGATTCAACCACACGATATGTCGCAATATACACTTTTAATTAGAAATAATCTAATAGCTGCAGTAAAAAAGAGAATTGATAATACAGATAGAGAAATAGCTTGTTTGCTCTCGGGAGGTTTAGATAGTAGTTTAATCACTGCATTAGTTGCAAAATTTCGTGGTACTAAAAAATTACATACTTGGAGTATAGGTATGGAGGGTTCTGAAGATTTAAAATATGCTAAAAAAGTTGCCGATTATCTAGGCACAGATCACCATTCAATAGAATTAAGTACAGAAGAATTTATTGATGCCATAGAATCCGTAATACAGGCAATCGAGAGTTATGATACAACTACTGTAAGAGCTAGTGTTGGCAATTGGCTAATTTCTAAATATATTAAAGAAAATAGTAACGCGAAAGTTATTTTTAATGGGGATGGTAGTGATGAAGTTACCGGTGGTTATATGTATTTTCATTATGCTCCGAATGCATTAGCATTTGATAATGAATGCAAACGCTTATTAAAAGATATACATTATTTCGATGTGCTTCGGTCAGATAGAAGTATATCATCACACGGATTAGAAGCAAGAACACCTTTTCTTGATAAGAATTTTATACAAAGTTATTTATCAATTCCATCTAAATATAGATTTCAAATTATGAAAGAAACAAAAATAGAGAAGTATTTATTAAGAAAGGCGTTTGATAATGAAGATACATTATGGTCAAGGGCGCGGCCGTTATTGCCAAAAGATGTGTTATGGCGCAGAAAAGAGGCATTTAGTGATGGAGTTAGTACACAAAAAGAATCTTGGTTCGAAATGATACAAAAGTATGCAAAAGAAAAATATAAAGATATGAATTTAGACGGTCCTTGTTGTGAAAAATATTTATATCGAGAAATCTTCAACAAATATTATCCAAATTGTAAAAAGGTAATTCCATATATGTGGATGCCAAAATTTGTAAACGCATTAGATGCATCAGCAAGAACATTAGATGTTTATAAATCAAACCATACAAAGGAAAATATTAAATTGGAGTGTTAAGCAGATTCATTTAATCCACTGGCTTTAAATTTCGCCCAGCTTATATTATTAACAGGTTTTTTGTGTTTTGGCGCGCGTTTTTTGCCTTCCACATCTAATTTTTTTTCACGTTGTAAAGCACTATCAATATATAATTGTTTTAGAACTTCACCAATTTTAACAGATGCTTCATGCTGGTCTAATTCACCATCCTCTACTTCGCGCAATGTATCAATAAATTTGCGTAAAATATTAAGATTTAATTCGTCTTTCATAATTCTATTAAAAATGTTTGTATAATTAGTCCAAAGAAAGTTGCAATGGGAGATAACAATTCTCTCAAATTTCTTTGTTTCAAATGTAGCCATGCGATTATACTTTTTTTTCAAATTTACCATTTTCTCCACCTCGTCGCGGATAAGACGACTATGTTTTAGTTGCCGAATTTTAGAAGTATTATCATCCGCGTCATAAGCTTTAATCATTTCCTGCAAATTTAAGCGTTGTTTATCATCCATTATAACATACTAGAATACTTTCTTTTTATTTTATTTAATCTAATTATACTTTATATGGGAAAATCACGTAGAAAATCGCGCAAATATAAAGGAGGAAATCTCACATCTGTAGATTGTACAAAAAATCCACAATTATGTCCTACTCAAACAGAACATGGAGGGTCTTTGATGAAAATGGCGGCAGCAAGTACAAAACAGCAAGCTGCTACCGCAGCAAGCCAGAGTCACAGAAATAACACGTACAGTGGAGGAGGAAAAAAGAAAAAGGGTGGTACAGCTAAAGTTATATGTCCACAACCCGCGGCTGGATCTGGTGGGAGTATTCCAGCAGGTGGCTCGAGCGCAGGTGCAAATATGTGTCACGGAGTAGGTACGAGTCAGCAACAAAGTGCTAACGCTATTCATGATAGCACGGCAAAAGATTTAAGTACTGCTCCTCCTTGCAATCCTTTTACTGGACAATGTGGAGGACAAAAAAGACGCCGAAAAACAAGAAGACGTCGTGGACGAAAGTCTCGCAGAAAAAAGTCTCTCAGAAGAAAGTCTCGCAGAAGAAAAAAACGAAAGCGAACTCGCAAAAAAATGCGCCGAAAACGCCGTTCTTAATTTCATAAATAAAATAACTATATATTTTAATATGAAGTTCAGTGATATGATTCTTGCTCTATTAATAATATTAGTATTCGTGGGTATGTATCTATTTAGCATTGTATCTGTAGGATTGAAAAATATAAAAAAGGATTGGCCAAAATATAGATGTAACCCGATGGCCATGCCTTTAGCAGGACAACTTGGCTTTGATCCTATGGAGAATTTTACATTCTGTATTACAAAAATGCAATCTAATGCAATGGGATTCTTTTTAGAACCTATCCATTTCCTTGTTGGAATGATGGGTAACTTAGGAAAGGAATTGTCAGAATCAATAAATATGGTTCGCAATGTTATAGCATACATAAGAGGTATGGTTGGAAATATTGTTGGAGATATTTTCGGAGTGTTTATGAATATTTTGATTCAAATCCAAACAATCATGATCAAAATTAAAGATTTGGCAATGAAATTAGTTGGTGTTATGACAACAAGTATGTATATTATAGGAACCAGTATGAAGTTGGGACAAAGTATTTGGGGAGGTCCCATAGGTGGTGTTTTACGCACATTATGTTTTAAAGGAACTACACCTATTACATTGAAATCTGGTAAGCGAGTTTCTATTAAAGACATTAATTTAGGAGATACATTAATCAATGATTCCAGTGTTATAGGTACATTGAAATTGAAAGGCGATAAAAGTAACTCATACTATAAAATATGGAGTCGTAATTTAGAAGATTATATCTATGTAACTGGTGAACATAGAATATTAAATAATGAAGAAGATGATGTTAGAAAATTGGATGACATATTTGAAAATTATATTAAGGTAAGTTCTTATGGAAACGCAGAAAAAACAAATAAACATGATGCAGAACTGTATTGTTTGATTACTTCTGATCATCGTATACCAATTGGTGAATATACATTCTGGGATTGGGAAGATTAAATACATTTTATTCATATGAATATTATCCAGTTACTATATAATGGATAATATTCCAAAAACATTCGGATCATACATAAATAAGATAACAAAAAAAATAGGATATCTAGATAAATATGGTGGTTCTGTCGTGGTTACTGGGATCGTGTTATTCATATTTTTTCTCATTTTTTCCTATTTTTATGTAATGAATAAACTCAAACCAATTAAAGCGGATTGGGTTAACCAAAGATGTAATCCGGCTGTTATGCCATTTGCGGGAATAATTAATGCTCCTCCATCTGAATCAAAAATAGATTACACTGCGGAGAATTTTTATCAATGTACACAGACTATCTTAGCTACAATTATTGGTTATTTTATGGAGCCTATTAATTTGACAGTGCGAATGATGACTGAATTTTGGAGCGAGATGATGAAATCGGTGAATATGATACGTCATGTATTTGCCTATATTCGAAATAGAATTATGGCCATTGTTTCTGATATATTTGGAAGAGTCTATAATATTATAATTCCTGTACAAATAATTTTAATGAAATTAAAAGATATTTTAGCAAAAAATGTAGGTGTATTGACCTCAGGACTATATACGGTAATGACATTGTATCTTTCCATGAAATCCTTTTTAGGCGCTTTTTTAGAAATAATGGTATTATCATTAATTGTTCTTGCAGCAGCAACTATTTTGTTATGGATCCTTCCTTTCACATGGCCTGCCGCTGGCGTAATGACAGCGCTGTTTGTGGCTGTTGCGGTACCTTTAGCTATAATAGGTGTTGCCTTAGGTAATATATTAAATCTTACTGCAAGTAAGAACATTCCTGGAAACCCAGGTTGTTTTGATAAGGATACAAAATTAATGCTTAAACGTGGGAAAGTTCAAATTAGAGATATTAAGGTAGGTGATGAAATGGTTGACGGATCAACAGTAACAGCATTCTTTAAATTATCAACATATGGAAAACAAATGTATACAATAGATAAATTAAAAGTATCTGGATCTCATAAAATACAATATGAAGATAGGTGGGTTGAAGTTAAAAATCATCCTGCAGCATTATTAATAGAAGATTATTGCGAACCATTTATCTATTGTTTGAATACCACGAGTAAAAGAATTAAAATAGACCACCATATCTTATTGGATTGGGATGATATAGATGATATGGATTTTGTAGAATTAAAAAATATAGCAGGAGATTTTATTCCATTTAATGCACCCACACATAAAATACACGCTACTTTAGAAGGTGGATTTGACTATTTAACAAAGATTGAATTGGAAGATGGCCGAATGATAAATATATCAGATATAAAAGTGAATGATCAGTTGCGTTTTGGAGAGAGAGTTTTAGGAATTGTTACTATTGATACTAAAAATCTACAACAAGTAAATAAATATAGGATCAAAGATAAAAACTTTATTGGAGGTCCTAATTTATGGATTAATGATAATTTAGGCAAATTTTCAACTTTGGGTTTAGATTCCGAAAGTGTAGAAAAACCAAAACATTTGTATCAAATTTTAACAAATACTGGTAATTTTACTGTAGATGGAATCCAATTTATGGATTATAATAGTGCCATTGAACAAATTATGGGAGATTCTTGGACAACTGATGAATCTTTATTTTCAGTATAAAAATTATCTATGAATTATGTATAGTATGCAAATGAAAATATTAGGAATGACTTGTCGTATTGAAATCATTGTAATTAGTATTATCTTGGGAATGCTATTGGGAGGACATGTTTTATGCTCTTGTGTAACACCCGAAGCTAAGGAAAAAGCAAAAGAAGGATTTCATAATGCTCTTGGATCAGCACCAACAAATTACAAAATGGGACGAGGTGTAAAATCATCTTGGGATACTAAACAAATCCCTAGCATTGCACAAGATTTAAGTACCCATATGGGACCAACTGTACCTCTCCCTGCAGGACAATTGTTTTTCTTTGCAAACAATAACTTTAGCCCTGACTGCTGTGTACCCCCACAAAGTGGAGTAAGCAATGGAGATGGTTGTGCTTGTGTAACACAAGAACAGGTGAATTACATCAGTTCTCGAGGTGGCAATCGCGCTACTTGCGGTGAATTTTAAATTGAATTTTATTACGATTATTTATTATATAATAAATCGTAACCAATGGACAGTATAAATTATCGCGAATATTCTCAATATACTTGTGATAAATGTAAAGATACTTATTCAGCCAGATATGCCCGTGTCTCAGATAGGACAAGTTGTCGGTATCATCATTATATTATCTATGATAATGAAATAATATGTCGTGATTGCAAAATTGTTAAAGGGGGACACAATCAAAATTGTTACCATACAAGTACTCCTAGTTGGTGTTGTTTTCAATAATCTATACAGCAAATTTGTTAAAATAAATCGATATTTATATATATATATATATATATATAATGTCCGGTCGAAGTAACAAACCACTCCACCAACGCCTTAGGCTCACAAAAAAAAATTTGCGGTTGCGAGCTAAGGTTGATCGCGATAACCGCGAAAAGTTTGGCAGTCCTCGAAAAGGATATATAACGCCCGCGTATGATATCTTCGTGCCCAGCGCAGGATGGAGTCCACGAACTTTCATTAGGAACAAAGTCGAAAAATCTATTGGCGATGCCGGGAAAAAAGCCCTAAATCTCCACCACCCAACGTTGAAGGTGAAGGCTGATAGACATGTCTACGGTCAAAATTTTAAGACAACACAAAAAGACATCAAGGATGAACTGTTAAGACGACATTTAGCAGCAACGAAGTACAGTGGAAAAAAATGGCAAATGAAATCAAAGGAAACAAAGGAAACAAAGGAAACAAACCAACCAACAGAGCAAGAACATACAGTAATCGATATTGACCCAGAAGCCAACGCTACGGAAAATCTGCTTGCAAGGACGAGGTATGTCCCAGGGATGGATAACCAATTCGAAGATGGTGTAAAAGGGAGGTGTAGTGACTGTAGGATTTCAGGCGGGCGAAAAACAAAACGTCGCAGAAAAAAACTGCGCAGGACAAAACGCCGCAGAAAAACACGTAGAACAAAACGCCGCGTTAAAAAACACCGAAAAAGAAAAACTCGCAAAAGAAAAAAATAATATTATATATTATAAAATGCCTTGTACTGCTTGTGGAAAAAATGGATTAAATGTAGAATCTAAAAAACCATCTACTATGATTCTAGGTCAACAACGTCAGCAAACAGTAAGAAGAACTGTTCAAAAACCAAGAGGATTAATATTAAACGTGGCAAGTAAAAGAAGATTTATTTTAGGACGAAGATAATTATATTAATACAAAAATTTATTAGTATAATTAGTATCATATTAGTTAATTATATATACATTCCAAAAGGCACATTATTTGTTTCACCTAGTTTAATTAATTTATTAATAACTTCAGCCGTTACAGTAAATGGAAATGTTACCTTGATCGTATTTTCTTTTTCAAACAATTTACTATCGGGTCTCATCAATCTATATAAATTAAGCTTTGTGTAAATAATTTCTAGACAACGCTTAAGATTTCTCACACCTTTCTCTTTATCTGTGAATCCGTCAATAATCTTAATAAGTGCTTCATCTGTTATAGTAATATCCTCGCTTTTGAAATTAACATTTTTCTCGATTTTTGGTATTAAATATTTTTTAGCAATTGTTATTTTTTCCTTAGAAACATAACCTGCTGTATGAATTCTATACATTCTATCTTTTAAAATCGGATTGACTTTACTCTCATCATTATAACTGAATATAAACAATGATTTGCTAAGATCAAAATCCATATTAGCGAAATATTTATCATGGAAACAATTATTTTGGGTTGTATCCGTCAAATGGGTAAGAATACCCGTTATTTCTTCACCTTTTGGGGTCTCTGAAATTTTATCCAATTCATCGAAATAAATCACAGGATTCATACATTTACTTTGGATCAAAATATTTACAATTTTACCCCAAGTACTGCCTTCATAAGTATATCCATGTCCCTCGAGAAAACTACTATCCGTTGCACCACCAAGAGCTAGAAAAGCAAAGGGTCTTTGAAGTATTTTACTAATACCTTCTTTAATTAGAGTTGTTTTTCCAGTACCTGGTGGACCTTTGATCGCAATAGCTGTTCCAATAGAATTAGGATTACTTATCCAATTGCCTACTAATTGTAGAATTTGCATTTTGGCATCATCCAATCCATATACACATTCATCCAAAACTTTTTTGGCATTTTCCATAAATGCATTGCATTTCTCTATCCCGTCATCCATAGTTAATGGCAATTGTTTTGTTTTTCCAAATGGAATAGACATAAATGCATCTACCCATTGTTTAATTTTATAATATTCTCCTGAACCCGGGTCCATATAATTAAGAACATTAATTTTTTTAAGTGCGGCTGCTTGATAACAGGCTGGCATATCGGAATCCAAAAGTTGTAATCTGTAGGGTTTTTCTACACTAGACAATTTATTTACTTCTTTTAACCGTCTTATTATTTTTTTTTGAGCATCGATGTCCATATCTTTAAAATATTTAAAATCATTCATAATATTTGGCGTACGCAACAATTTACGCAATGTAGATACATTTTTTGATTTTAGCTTTTTTTCTCTCTCTTTTTGTTCTTTTGTTTGTTTTCGTTTATAAGCTTGTGACATTTTATCTAATTTTGCTATCATTGCATCACTGCCTTTTGATTTGCGACATTTTATTAGTTCTTGTAATTCATTTAAAATTACCGAATCTTCTATTTGTTCATTGTCATCTATAGCGGTAATATATTTTCCTTTAATATTCTCTTGAAGGGCCCATTCCTCCTCATCTTTATCTTCTGTTTTTTCTAATTCGATATTATATAAACTATATGCTGGATTATTACCCACTTCAACTATTGTTTTAATTTTACCAACATAAGCTTTATCCCAATCTTTGTAGTAAACACTGACTTTCTGATTTTTTTTGAATTGCATTTTCTTTTTAGTTTCTTTTTTGGATTTTTCTGAAGTTTCTGTGCATTTTTCATCCTCTTCCTCTTCATCTTCTTCGGAAGTTTCTTCTTCTTCCTCCTCTTCGCCAGGTTGTCCCACTGTAAATATAATGTTAAATTTCATATTTTGCCGTAACATATCCTGTATCTCATTATCATCCATTTCTTCATCTTCATCAAGTAAATCTTCACATAGCATTTTTGCTTCTTCTTTGCGCATTATTTCCTCAAATGCCTCTTCATCTTCGCTTGATTCTTCTACTATCTTGTGAACTTTCTTTTTTTTCTTCCTTTTATTGTTTTTCGATTTCTTTTTGGTTTGCTCGGCAGTTATTTTTTTATTTTTTTTTCGAGTGGTTAATGACTTTGATTTTTTCTTTTTCTCTTTTTTTTCCAACATTTCATCTATCTTTTCCAATTGCCGAACCCTCTCCTGTCCATTTTTAGATGGAAATATTTTTTGAACGAATTTTTGAAATTCCCTGGCATTAAAATCTTCTTTAGTTTCTTCTTCTTCTTCTTCAGAAGACGATTCTGTCTCTTCTTCTTCTATTAAAATATCCATTTCATCTTCTGGATCATAATCACTATCACTATCACTATCAGATGCCAGATGTTTTCCCTTGATTTTTTTATTCTTCCGTGTTTTTTCCTTTGTAGATTGTCTAAATTTATATCCCTTTTTAGGAGATTTAGCTGAACGATCATTGATGTCGGATTTATCCATTATGAAGTATTGTGTGATAATTTTTAAATCCTCTTTGCAAATATCAATTTTTTTACTATTCGAAAACTTAAAATAAATAAATTGAAAAACAATCTAAATATTCTAAGCGTAGTATAAGGAATGGCTCAATCAAAATCAAAGACAACCCCGTCGAGAATTATAGGAATACAATTTAGTATATTATCTCCGGATGAAATTCGAAAAAGTTCTGTAGCAAATATTGTTTCCAGAGATACATATGTAAATAATAAACCTGTGATAGGTGGTTTGTTTGATCCTCGCATGGGTGTGCTAGACCCAGGTTTGATTTGTCCAACAGATGGTCTAAATTATATGAATACGCCAGGATATTTTGGACATATAGAACTGGCTAGACCTATATTTTACATTCAATATATTCACACTATCGTAAAAATTCTCCGATGTGTGTGTATCAAATGTAGTAAATTATTGATAGATAAAACAAAATATAACTACTTGCAACGGTTATCTTCGAAAAAACGATGGGATAAAATTTTCAAACTAGCATCAAAAGTAGTAAGATGTGGTGACGAAACCTGTGATGGTTGTGGTACCAAACAACCTCGTAAAATTACGAAGGAAGGGTTGGCGACTCTTATTGCTGAATGGGACAATATTGAAGGCATTGAGAATAGTGAAGGAACTAAAAAAGATAAATTAATCATGCGATTAACACCGGAAATCGTTCTTAAAATATTTAGGCGCATATCTGATGAAGATGTTTCATTTATGGGCTTTAGTGCTCTCTGGTCAAGACCAGACTGGATGATATGCCAAGTGTTAGCTATACCACCACCAGCAGTACGACCTTCAGTAAAACATGATGCACAACAACGCTCAGAAGATGATATATCTCATATCATAGTTAATATTGTAAAAGCAAACAAAACTCTACAGGAAAAACTAGAAAGTAATGCGACGGCAAAGGTGATTGATGATTGGACAATGGTATTACAATATTATGTTGCGACAATGGTGGATAATAAAATTCCCGGAGTAGCATCAGTTGCACAACGCTCAGGTAGACCATTAAAATCGATTAAAGAAAGATTGGTTGGTAAACCAGGTCGTGTTCGGGGTAATCTTATGGGTAAAAGAGTTGACTATTCGGCAAGGTCAGTTATCACTCCTGATGCCAATATAGGAATATCAGAATTGGGTATTCCGCTTAAAGTGGCGAAAAATATTACTTTCCCCGAAGTTGTAAATAAAAGAAATAAGAGTTTCCTTACTCAATTGATGTTGAATGGACCCGATGTGTATCCTGGTGCAAAAATTTTAGAAAGAAAAGCTGGTGATTCAATTTCACTTAGATATGTAGATAGAAACTCTATTGAATTACAGTTTGGAGATCTGGTGCACCGACATCTTTTAGACGGAGATCCCATACTGTTTAATAGGCAACCTACTCTTCATAGAATGAGTATGATGTGTCATTTCGCAAAAATTCTAAAAGTAGGAGATACTTTTCGTTTAAATGTAGCTGATACAAAACCGTACAATGCTGACTTTGATGGGGATGAAATGAATTTACACGGACCACAAGATTATGAAAGTGCTGCTGAACTGACATATCTGGCGGCGGTTGCAAGACAAATTATTTCACCAGCTAATAATTCACCTATTATTGGAATCTTCCAAGACTCATTGTTAGGAGCATTTCGATTTACACGTGAAAATACTGACTTTGATACACGCACAGCCATGAATTTATTGATGGCTTATGATAAAATTAATACAAAAATTTTCAAAAATACTAATAAAAGAATCAATAGTTTCGAGCTCTTAACAGAAATTATGCCACCGTTATCAGCCCATTTTCATAATGGACAATATGATTCAACGGAAGATAAAAAAGTGTCAAATAATATTATTGAAATTATAAATGGTAAATATGTAAGAGGTCAACTAGACAAAAAAGCTTTGGGGGCAGGTTCGAAAGGTTTATTACATAGTATATTCAATGATTTCAATTATATAGAGTGTGCTGATTTTATAGATAATTTACAAAATTTAGTCACAGAGTATATGAAATTAAGTGCATATAGTGTGGGTATCAGTGATTTAATAGCCGATGCTACAACAAATCAAAAAATATCTAATGCCATGATTAAAAAGAAACAAGAAGTTAAAAATCTGATTGATCAAACACATTTGGGAACATTTGAAAATAATACAGGGAAAACCAATGAAATTGAGTTTGAATCAAAGGTGAATTCAATCTTGAAAAATGCGGCTGATGAAGCTGGTAAAATTGGAAGAAAAAGTTTGACTGCCGATAATCGTTTTATTGTAATGGTTAACGCAGGAAGCAAAGGTAGTACTTTAAATATTGCGCAGATGATATCGTGTTTAGGTCAGCAAAATGTAGATGGTAAAAGAATTCCTTATGGTTTCCAAGATAGAACATTGCCTCATTATACGAAATATAATGACTCGCCAGAAGCACGAGGATTCGTCGAATCCTCATTCATTCAAGGTTTAACCCCTACAGAACTTTATTTCCATGCTATGGGTGGTAGAACTGGCTTAATTGATACTGCTGTTAAAACTAGTACGACTGGTTATATTCAAAGAAGACTCATTAAAGGATTGGAAGATTTGCGTGTTGTTTATGATATGACGGTTAGAAATAATAAAAATAAAATTATTCAATTTGCATATGGTGATGATAATATCGATCCTACTAAAGTAGAAATGCAAACCCTTCCATTGCCTACAGCAACACGCGAAGATATTTATGCGCATTTTCAAATGCCATTGGATGATTCAAGTGATGCCATTATTACAACAAATTATACCAAAGCTGCTATCAAACGAATTAAAAAACAAAAGGCAACTTTGATTAAAAAAACAGATGAAATGATAACTTTTATGATTGAAGCACGAGAAACAGTTGTAGACAATGTATTTAAATTTGTAGATGAAACAGAAATAAATATTCCTGTACATTTCCGTCGTATTATTAATAATATTCATAATCAGCTAAGTATTCAATCTAATTCATTGGTTAACATAACGCCCATAGAATTATATGAGATGCTTGATGAAGCTTTTGATAAACTATCCAGAAATTACTATGCGTCGCCTACAGAATTATTTAAAATTGCCTATTATTATTATCTTTCACCCAAAACTTTGTTAACAGTAAAACGTTTTAATAGAAAAGCAATCATAATTTTATTAGAAACTATTATTACAAATTATCAAAAAGCGGTTGTCCATCCAGGAGAAATGGTAGGTATGATAGCCGCGCAATCAATCGGTGAGCCTACAACTCAAATGACATTGAACACTTTTCATTTTGCTGGTGTAGCTAGTAAATCAAATGCCACTCGTGGTGTCCCAAGAGTTGAAGAGATTTTATCTTTGTCTGAAAATCCTAAGAAACCATCCGTTACTATTTATCTTAAAGAAAATGAGCGAGATAATATTGAAAAAGCACAAGAACTCAAATATACACTAGAATATACTAGTTTGCGTGATGTTGTTGATTCTGTAAGTATTTGTTTTGATCCAGATGATATGACTACTTTAATAGCTGATGATAAACCATTGTTGGCCGAATATAATGAATTTCAGAAACTAGTAGAAGACTGTCAAGAAGACGATTTTGACGATACTGAATCAGACGCAAAATCCAAATGGATTATTCGAATGGAATTAAACAAAGAAGCAATGTTAGACAAACATATTTCAATGGACGATATTCATTTCGCGGTATCCAATAGTTATAGCGCTGATATTAACTGTGTGTATGCTGATATGAACTCTGCTAATCTTATATTTAGAATTCGACTTACAGAGAGCAATTGTGCTAGTAAGAAAAAGTCTTTAGACCAATCTGACGAAATTTATAAATTAAAGAATTTTCAAAACAATTTGCTCAATAATATTATTTTAAGGGGTGTTAAAAATATACCAAAAGTTCTTTTGAGAAAAGTTGTGAACGAAGTTGTTATTGATGATGCTAATTATGTCCAAAAAGACGGATGGGTACTTGATACGGTTGGAACCAATTTGCGTGATATTCTCACTCTATCGTCTATTAATAGTGATAAAACCACCAGTAATGATATTCAGGAAACCTATAGAACACTGGGTCTTGAAGCTGCCCGACAGTCAATATTCAATGAACTTTCAGAAGCAATGGACCACGCTGGTGTTTATATTAATTATCATCACTTATCTATTTTATGCGATCGAATGGCTGCAACTTGTAAAATGGTTTCCATCTTTAGACATGGCATTAACAATGATAATATTGGACCTATTGCAAAAGCTTCTTTTGAGGAGACACCTGAAATGTTCCTGAGAGCTGCTCGTCACGCCGAGTTAGATCCTATGACTGGGGTATCGGCTAATATTATGTGTGGACAAGAGGGTTACTTTGGGACAGGATGTTTCCAAGTAATGTTAGATATAAATAAGATGAAAGGTAATAAACTCTTAGAAAAGGATATTGATATACAAGCATTAATGTCGGCAGAAAATGCAAGCGACCCTTGCTCCTTGCAAAATATTCAAATTAGTAATACTGCGGAATTCATTGGAGGAAAAGATACAGGTGTTGTTGACGATGAATATGATCCTGGCTTTTAAATAAAATATAAATTATTATTAATGACTGTGTTAACTTATATTCTACGACGCGTAATAGAGAAAAGCAAATATCCAATTTTTAATATTTGTCCTATGTTTTTTTTTTCTGATTTTCCAAGCAAATTTAAATCTCTTCGAAAAGAAGTAATGGAAAATGACTTTTTTACTGAAAACCAGAAAAATATATATATGGAATTATTCTCAAATGCCCAAAAACATTATTATTCTTTCTCAAAATTTGCAAACATATGGAAAACCAATAAATATACATACTACAACAATGACGTAGATTTATGTTTGAAACCTCTGTCATTGTATCCCGAATCACAAAAGGTTACATTAATACATTTTAAAAAGAAATATGTGTTTCGTTTAACCGATTTTATGAATATTTGGTTAAGGAGTTTGACAAAAAACAAGGGTTTATCTCCAGACCCACGATATCCAGTTAATCCATATGTAAATAAACCCTTTAGGAAACATCATTTATATATTGTATATTTCAAGTTATTAGATTCATCATTTATGATTCCATTGCTTATTCAAAATTTTTATCAATTAAGTTTCAATATTACCAAATTTGAATTGGTAAATTATCCAACACTAAAAGACTGTGCTATTACTAATTATCTACAAGAAGAAGAAGATACAACACTATTCTTAGATGTAATACATATGATAGAAACGTTTAAAATAGAGTTGGATTATGCTTATATAGACTCCAGAATGCTCCGTACTCAAAGGAAAGACATAATAAGTACAATGAAACCTTTTTTAAAAGATTTTTTACTGGGTGCATTATCTTGCAACCCATTAACGCGTGAATTATCTCGGTCGTCTGCATTAAATGGTTTAAGATGTTTCTTTAATAGATTCCCTTTATATGGCACATTACAATATCATGGTGTATCATGCTCCGAACTCTCCTTTGTAGAAGAGTATGGTGAGACAGATATTGAAATGTCAAATGAAATATCAGATAGTGAATTATCAGATAGTGAGTTATAATTATTTAGCACGCGCTCTCATCTTTCGGCGTTTTCTTTGCAACCTTCTAGTACGTTTCTTTTTCCATTTCCATCGCATTTTAGCTGTTGATTTCTTGAAATGACAACCATGACTCATTATATAAAGACAATAATATTATATCTTTATGTAATTATTACATCATTTTGGTAGTTGTGGGCGGAAGCACTGTTACATTTTTCGTTCCTCCATTCATTACAAGTGTTGGTACTTGGTATATGGTTTTTGCTCCTCCAACCTTAAAGTCCTAGGAAGTTGCCCGCTTGCCAAGAGTCCCACCTCTTCTTCGCTTTGTTTTTCTTCTTCTACGAGTACGTCTTTTTTTACTTCTTCGATGACGACTAGAGCGTCTGCGTTTAGTTCTCTTTTTTCGGCGGGTTCGTTTTCTTCGCTTTTTTCTTCCTCCACCAAACCCCTCTTCATTATCTCCCTCATAACCTTTTTCTTCTTTTTGATCGTCTTTATTCCATTTTTTGATTGTAGATGAGTATTTTATCATATCTTCCATAAGAGCTTTTTTAAGCCTTTTGATTTGGTCTCTAAGTTGGTTTCGCTTTTTTTTATCTTTTTCGTTTTCTCTTTCTACCTCTTTATTTTTAATGTTTTCTTCTTGGTCTGTTATCATTTCTCGCATTGCCTCCATTTCTGCAATTCTTTCCATTTACGTATATATTACCTAAATATTTTAGTTTATGACTTAACATTTCTTGTAGTGTCCGGATTTGGTGATTTTTCCTGCTCTATTGCGGCGTTGTCCTACTAAACATTTTCCTTTGCGTCCTTTTCCACCTCTACGAGTGCGTCTTCCTCCGCGTTTAGCATGTCTGCGTCTCAAAATAGCATTGGCCTTGCGAGCTACTCTAGTGTATGCGCGGCGTCTCATACTTGGACGACTCTTGCCTTTGTAGCGGGATCGTTTTTTACCCCATTGTTTTGCTCTAACATAAGCTGCATAAACTCCTTTGGTGTTAACACGACAAGTTCCTTTGGTGCAAATTGGGAAACTTGGGTGAGGGCGTTTCTTAGGTCCTAAGAAACATTTATGACCGCATCTTTTGTACATAACAGTGCGCTGATGACCTTTGGGTTGCTGTTTGCCCCACCCGGCCCAAGGAACACGTTTGCGAGTTTTGCGTCCACCTTTTCTACGAGTCGGCATTATATATTATAATTAGAATATAATTACCATTACCAACAAAAACAACTTTTTTTTTGCGGACCATTTAATGCGTCCCATTGTTTTATTGTATAATTATTACTCATAGATAAATTACAACGCGCACAAATTGGCTTCAAATTAGAAACATCTAAAGTCCCGCCTTCACTTTCGGGTTTATCGTGACCAACATGAAAATCAAATACACTAATATCATTTTCACACCAATTTATATAACATTTTTCCTTAAAGATTTCTCCAAATACTTGAATCCAACACTGTTCTCTAATAGCTTTTGGTATGGTAGCTTTTCTATATTTCCCTTTTTTCTTGTTTTTTCGACCAGTTCTTCTAGGCATTTAAGATTATATATTAATATTTCTTTAATATATATGCATAAAACTTCCAAAAAAGTGGTGGTATTTGATTTAGATGAAACAATAGGACATTTTGAAGAATTGGGTCGTTTCATTGATGGTTTATCCGCGCTACATGAAAACAACCAATTTGTCCATTCATATCATAAAGACGCATTTGATCACATTACTCAAAAACATTTTAACGAAATTTTAGATTTATATCCAGAATTTTTAAGACCAAAAATACTAAACATATTTAAAACATTAGTCAAGCTCAAAAAAAAGGATAAAAATTTGAAGGTAGTAATATACACAAATAATATGGGACCTCGAAGTTGGACATTGTATATCAAAAGATATATCGAAAATAAAATTGGTAATAAATTATTTGATAAAACAATTACTGGATATCGTCCGCGCGAAAAAGGTAATTGTCGCACAACGCATAGTAAAACCCATAAAGATCTTATTAAATGTATGAAATTACCAGCTAATGCACCAGTCGTATTTTTCGACGATCAATATCATCCAAAAATGAAACATAATAATATACATTATGTACATCTTTATCCATATACTAGGAGTATCAAATTTGTAGATATGATACAACGATTCATGAAAGCAAATGATAAAGGACTTTTTGGAAAATCATTTATATTCGCTCCCAGTTTATCAAATACTCAATTTATAACAACAATGTATAAAATTTTAGAAAAACTAGGAAGACAACACATTACGTATAAAGCAACCAAAACTAAACTTAGCAAAAAAGATATCGAAGAAACAAAACGAATACAACTTGCTATAAAACAGTTTATAGGGAAAAAGAGCAGAAAAAGGAAAAAGAAAACTCACAGAAGAAAAACTAGAAAAAAATAAATTATTATTATATTATATAAACATGAATAATAATTGGACGAGGGAACAGGTGGATGAAAGGATGAAAAATAAACTATTTGAAGAAGGTAAAAAAAGAATTGATGAAAATGATTTGTCATTCGCAAGCTGGTTCGAATTATTATCAAATTATTTAGAACGATTTATTGTCACCTTCCGGAACCATCCTAGTTTGACACATTGGGGAAATGAAAAAAACCCTCTTGACCATTTGGGCCTGTGGAGATTGGGAAAGAAAAAGAATCAATGGATTTTCAATGGTTTATCCAAAGAGGGTAAATTTTTATTAAATAAGATAATACCCCGTTTAATAAAATATGCTAAACTACATATACCAAAGTTCGGTGAAAATCTTAGTAAAAAAAAGAAGGAGGAGGTAAGAGCAGCAGCGGAAAATAGAGAAAGATTAGCAAATCTATGGAAAGAAAGAAAGAAAAGAGCAGACGAAGATTTGGCAAAATGGAAAGAACAACAACACGCATTGGATCCTTTTTTCGCCCTTGCACCACTAACAGCTCTTCCGTTGCAACCAAAAAAACTCAAAATAGAAGGTGGCAAAAAAAGACGGCGCAAAAAACTGAAAACAAGAAGAAAAAAAAGAAAGAGGCGAAGAGGGAGGAAAACTAAGCGAAGAGGGAGGAAAACTAGGCGACGACTTTCTTAACTACAGGAACGCTTTGCAATAATGATTTTACAGAACTAGATAATAATAACATAATTCCTGCTTCAAAGATTATTTTTTTATGGTGACCAGAAATCATTCTTTCTTGCCAAGGATTACATAAATACATTAACACTACACCCACAAAAATCTTAAATATATCATCCGCCTTCTCTAAATAATGTGGTGCGCTATGCCACAAACCTAGAATAGTAATTATATATAATATCCAAAAAATAGCCCTTCCCATATCATATATTCGTTCGTATAGTTTCATTTATAGTAAATTTAGATAATTACTTAGATAACCAAACCAAAACTTTTTGATTTGTTTTATTATCTATCCAATGTTCACCAACTCCTAAACATTCACCGCACTCTTTATACAATCCTCTAAATAATTTAAATTCACAATAACAACAAGTTTTTATTGTGGTTTCGTTACAGTGTAAACAAACATCTTTCTCTGTTTTTTTTATTATACCAATTCCTTTACACAAAGAACATTTAATCTTTCTATATTTTGACATTTATACTATTACGATTTAAAAATTATAGTATAAAGTATCTTAAATGGATTTTTATATGTACAAATCGTCCTGTCCACGTTGGTATGCTCTTCAGAATGATATTCGACATATCGTAGTTGCAAAAGATACTAAAGAAGATGATGTTAAAGAACAAGCAAAGCAAACAGCTAACACTCTTACTGGATCTAAAACATGCAATATTCAACTAATTCAAAAATATCATATGATTATACAACCTAAAAAAAGTTATGCAGCGCTCACTCATCTAACTTTCCATGGTCAAAATACGCCATATACAATATCTCCTTCAACAGAAAATAAAAATGATATATAGAAATATATATGGATAACTCTTATAATTGTGTAATATGTTTAAAAGATTTAGATATGGATAATGGTGTATTAACACCTTGTAACCACCGGTATCACTCTGAATGTTTTTTCAAATGGATTTTAAAGAAAAGAACGTGTCCATTATGTCGTACAGAATTAATCGCACGACCAGATATAGAAGAACGCGCGTCTTTATATGAATTACGGCGTCAAATAGACTGGGAAACCACATTGTATAATACATTGCGCAATAATGCGGATACTTTGGAGAAACATATATTAACAAAAAAAAAAGAATTGGGAAATTTGAATTTGCAAGTCCAATCGAAAGAACATCAATTAGATACAATTATTGATCGTTACAAACAATTTATACAAATCACGAAAAGAAGGCATCGACGGGGTTTGTTATTATAGTGAAACGCTATAAAAATTGAACCGTAAAATATTATGTATTAAAATCATACAACTATGAACCGATACCTTAAATTCTTACAAGACTTTACACCACTTCTAAAACAAATTAACATGGCTACTATTGTTATAGCAAAACGTACGCTACCAAGGCATTATATCACCAAAGAGGGTCATTCTAAAAAAAAGGAATATTTACAGATTGCGGGCGTACCTCTCGTTGTTACAAGTTTTAATGCCAACACTGTAACATTAAATCCGTTAACTTCATCAAACATCCGACAGTTCGAAATCTCAAAGCAAGAATTAATAACTGAATTTATCGAAGGGAGTTTGGACGCAAATAATTTTATTACAAATTTGGACCCAAAAAAATATCCAAAACCAGTTAATGTAGCAGAATTTCACAGTAGAGACATATTTAGTAATTTTAAGAATGACATTGAAGATTGGGTACGCAATTTAGATAATCCTCTTCTGCAAAAAATATTCAATGATAAATTATTTCAAATGGTGCAAACACAAGGAGCACCTTTCAAACCTATTCCGGAACTAGAAAAATTCAAAAATGCAAGTACGCAAGAACTACAAGGTATGTCACAGCATAAACGATACAAAACGCAAATATTTAATAGAAATTGTCGATGGTGTCCCGTAGCTGATCATTTGAATTGGGATGAATTTAATCAATGTGCTAGCTATCCCTTCCCAATAGGTATTAGGGCGAAAGACTTTTGCCTTCCATCTGAAATGCAAAAAGTTTTAATAGAAATGATACGACAAATTCTAACCTTTAAAAATATTGATGAAAAATATCGTCAAGAAATGCAGCTAATTTTCGATAAATATAATATCAAAGATATATTCATTAATAAAATGTGTCATTGCTGTACATATTGTGGTTTAGAAATAAATATGACAGCATACTCTTCTCAATATAAAAGCAAGAATAATTATATCGAAATTTGTCACCGCGATCCCAATTTGCACTTTTGTATTAAAAATATGTATTGGGGGCATGGCAAATGCAATCGAAGACAAGGTGGGAACACAGAAACAGAAATAATTCAAGATGCCCTTGGGCTAATTAATTTTAACCCCGATGATTATCATCACATCATCAGCACATTGAAACAACTTAGAGATTCGTGTGATGCAGCTATTGCCGTACATTCAACCTAATGTAGTTAATTCACAATTTAAAATAGCGATACTTGACAAAATTGTATTATATTTTTCATAATCAATATCTTCTTTTATATAAATATTTTTTATGTCATCATCTGATAGTGTCTCCATTATGCTACCTGTTACCATACTTTGATGTTGAATCTTAAATTCTTCAGTAAATAGGTTAGCAAATATAATTACCAAACTTTTTTCATCTTTTGGTCGAATCACACTGAAACCATTAGAAGCAATAAGATTATCCTTTGATTCGGTTACAACTGTAAATGAAATTTTTCCTTTTAATTTTGAAATTAAAATATCGTTTTTCTCAACTTTATATTTGCCTCTAGAAGGTAAAAGCACATTTGGGTAAAGATTCGGATTATAAAGTGGAGTATTTACACTTTTGATATCAATATAATAATATTGTGAGGCGGTCTTTTTAAATTTGAAAGTGGTATTTGTATTACAATAGTCTCTTAGTGTTTTGTAGTTAGATTTCTTACACGCGTCAATAGTGTTTTTATAGATATCCAGATATCGTTTAATATCAAAGATCAAATTTAAATCCATATCACTTTTTTTAAAACTTTGGTATGCGGGTTTATGTGGAGTGTTTGTAAATAATAAATTGGAAATCTTTTTTTTAAACACAAATCGTTGAAATAGTTTTTTGGCATTGGTTAATTCTTCATCAAGTATAGGATTCGAGTCCTTATCACATTGATAATAACCATCGGATGTCATTTTATATTTGAATGGTGTATTTTTCTTGTTTAATGTATATCCGATTGTTTTCACATCTTCGATAAATATAGAATATTTCTTTTTTGGCTTTTTATTTTGAATAATGAGAATTGAAGTTGCTACACCAGTTCCACTTCTCGCAAATGCATTATCAGGCAATTTAATTATTCCCAATAATGTATATTTATCTATGATCATTCTCCTCATAGCCACATAGTCACTTTTTGTATTACCAAGATAACCATTTGGAACAATTGCAAATAAGATGCCTTTTGGTTTTAATAATTTTAATCCTAATTCAACAAATAGAATTCCTATTTCCTGCTTCTTTCTGCCTCTACCTAATTCATATAAATTTAGAATATCTGTATTCATGGTTAATGTTTTAGTACCGAATGGTGGATTCAAAACACAATAATCATATTTTAATGCACCTGTAATCAAATCTTTTAAACTATCTTTATTATGTATAGTTGCATTATTACCGAGATGTTCTTTAATAAATTTTGTCATTTCCAATACTGATGCACACTTGTCTACAAGCGTGATATCACCCTGATATTGATTTAACAAATCGCCAGTACCACAAGCCGGATCAATTGCAGTCTTGCCTGGTATAAGAAGACTGTTAATAAAATTACAAATAGTCATTGGTGTATAAAACTGGTCCAATTGTTTTTTAAAATAGTGATTTCCGAAAAACATAAATATAATTTGATATATTTCATTTTTCTCAATACTAATTGTAGATAATTTCGCTTTCACCCATTCAATAATTTCGACAGACGTTAAATCAGTTGTTTCTTTTTTCAATAATATTCCAATAATAATATCATATCTTTTAACTAGTTCGACTCCTTTATTATGAAGATATTGATTAATTTCGTCAAGAAATTTTGTATTATTTTTAATTTTTTCTTGAATTTGTTTTTGCATTTCCTGGTTGGGAAATAATATTGAGATACTCATTTATTAATAAAAATATAACTTTTAGTCTTAAATTCAATTTTATTATAAATAACTATACCTAATAAATATATCATAATATATAATATTAGCGATGAGTTTATTTATAATAAGAAATTATGATTATGCCGCATTACTATTTCTAGGGGGGATGTGTAAAATTATTCAAAAATCATATCCCAGAGTGGATACATATCTACAACGATTTGAAAAATATAATAATCTTCCTTTAGAAAGAAGGAAGTATATTATTAAAAATTTTATTAAATCTGCACTATTATTAGTATTATCAATAGGGTTATTTGGGCCTGTAATTTGGCCGGCAATAAGATATAATCAGTGGAATAGCCGTCTTATTCATATAACAGGTGCAATATATACTTCCAATGATCTCATGGGATTAGTGATGGTTAAAAAATTGCCTTATAGTACTAAAATGCATCACATTATTACAACGGCATTATGTCTTACCTGTTTTGGTATTGATTTTCAAACATCACATTTGGGAAAAATGATGTTTGTTTACACATTTGCATCTAGTCAAGCTTATTTAGTAAATTTTTATTTGGGAGCTAGATTACTAACTGAAAAAGCTAAATTGGAAATGGTTCGTATAACTGCAAGAAATATATATTTCCTTTGTTGTCTATTTAATTGGGGATGGCATCTTTTTTGGATATTAAACAATTATAGCATTGTGAATACTAGTCATTTGTTATATTTTACATTGTTATTTTGGATAGTCAAAGATGACATTATACTATTATCGTGGCTAAATAATACAATGATACGATTTTAGCGTTTCCTAGTTCTTTTTTTTCGGCGCTTTCTACGAGATTTTCTTTTCCGCCCACCTTGCATATAATCGTGAACATCCGCTCGATCATCGCCCTGATGACTATCGATATGCTTTGCCCATTTGTCCATCGGTGTTTCATTTCCGACATACGGCTCTCCTTGAATATCACTCCGGTGCTGGAAATTTATATAAGAACGCAAATATCCTTCACGCACTAGCAACCCCCCAATGGCTGTTTCGTTATTTGCAATCTCTGGCAAATAAAATTGTTCAATATCATGTAATCTACCATTAAGCTCCTTTTGTTTGTCCAGTATTTCCTTTATTTTTTTTCCTAATCCTGGAAACCTCGCTCCTCCCGTTTTTTTCCGCGTTTTTTTCTTTTTTGTTTTTCGTTTCTTTCCCATTCTTATAGTTACTTTATATAATATATAAATTGAAATATCTTAAACCTATCCTTTCTAGTTTAATTAAATGACTAAACTAGTAATAGTTGAATCACCCGCTAAATGCAAGAAGATTGAGAGTTATCTTGGTCCAGGATACAAATGTATTGCTAGTTTCGGCCACATTAGAGAACTTGCCGATGGTTTAAAAGGAATTGATATTAACAACGACTTCAAACCCACTTTTCGCTTATCGCCTAGTAAAAGCAAATACATCAAACCTCTTAGAGCCGCAATAAATAAAGCCGATGAGGTTATTCTTGCGACAGATGATGACAGAGAGGGTGAAGCTATTGCGTGGCATATTTGTAAAGCCTTTAATTTGCCTGTAAGTACGACGCCTCGAATTATATTTCATGAGATTACTAAATCAGCAATTAAAAAAGCGGTTCAGAATCCAACGGTTGTTGATATGAATAAAGTAAACGCGCAACAAGCTCGGCAAATATTAGATTGTCTCGTTGGTTTTACTATTTCACCTATTTTATGGGCGAATATCAGTAGAAAAAGTGGTTTATCCGCTGGCAGATGTCAAACACCAGCATTGCGACTCATTTACGATAATCAACAAGAAATCAATAATGCACCAGGAAGAATTGCGTATGACACAACCGGTTATTTTACAGATAAACATTTAGATTTTAAACTTAATCACCATCATAAAAACGAAGTAGTAATGGGGGATTTTCTAGAAAGTAGTGTTGATTTTGAGCATATTTATACTTGTGCAAAGCCTGTCAATAAAAAAAAGCAACCCCCGCTTCCATTCACAACTAGTGCTCTTCAACAAAAAGCATCGAATATTTTAAGCTTCTCTCCAAAACGGACGATGACAACCGCTCAAAAACTATATGAACAAGGATTCATTACATATATGAGAACTGACAGTCGTACTTATAGTAAAGAGTTCATTGGTAAAGCTAAAAAATTTATTCAAAGTAAATGGTCTGGTAAATATGTTAATGATGGTATTGACGCATTGAGTCTACGAAAAGGTACGAAGAAAAATACAAAGAAAAATACAAAAGACGATAATGCGCAGGAAGCACACGAGGCTATTAGACCAACAGATGTTACACGAGAGAAACTCTCTTCAAATATCGATCCATCACAACAGAGGTTATATGATTTAATATGGTCAAATACAGTGGAAAGTTGTATGGTACCCGCTGAATATAATCTTTTATCGGCGAAAATTACAGCTCCAGAAAAATATTGGTATAAGTATTCCGAGGAACTGATCACATTCCCAGGTTGGCTAATTGTTAGAGGTTATGAAAAAGAGAATTCAATATACGATTGGATGTTGAAATCAGAACAAAATAAAATAGTCAAATATTCAAAAATTCAAAGTAAAATGACATTGAAAGATCTTAAAACACATTACACGGAGGCAAGATTGGTGCAGCAAATGGAAAAAGTAGGCATTGGAAGACCATCAACATTTTCATCACTTGTTGCAAAAATCCAAGATAGAGGATACGTTAAAAAAGGGAATGTTAAAGGTAAGCCATTAAAATGTGTAGATTTTACACTGAGTGACGAAACATTAGTTGAAATGGAAAATACTAGAATATTTGGAGAAGAAAAGAATAAATTAGTTATCGAGCCAACAGGTACAATTGTAATAGAATTCTTAATTAAAAAGTTTGATCCGTTATTTGTATATCCTTATACAAAAAATATGGAAGACACATTGGATGAAATTGCAAAAGGTGCTCAGTTGTGGCATTCGCTGTGTCAGACCTGTTATGATGAAATGAAAAAATTATCTGGAACAATTAAGAAAAATAATAGAGAACACATTCAGATTGATAAGGATCACGTGTATATGATAGCAAAATATGGTCCAGTTGTTAAGTATGAAAAAGATGGAGAGACTAAATTTAAATCAGCAAAGAAGGATTTAGATATAGAGAAATTGAAACGGGGCAAATATACATTGGAAGAAATCATAGAACCCAAACCATCTTTTACAGGCAAACGACTTGGTTCGTATAAGAACCATGATGTGGTGCTGAAAAAGGGTAAATATGGATTATACATTGTGTGTGGTGATAATAAATACTCGTTAAAAGGTGTTGTGCGTAAACCTGAAGACAATATTCAATTGGAGGATGTATTGGATATTTTACTGGGAAAAAAATCGAGTAATCCTAAAGTATTACAGGTAGTAACAGAATCACTAACAATAAGAAAAGGTAAATATGGACCTTATATATTTTATAAGACATCCACAATGAATAAACCTAGATTCTTAAAACTACCAAAAGATAGAGAATGGAAATCGATGCAAAAACAGGAGATACTTGGTTGGTGTAAAGAAGAGTATGGTATTTAGAGACAGTATAACGGTGGTACTCGAACTAACATAGCACGAAGTTGCTCATCCCTTAACATATTGAATTCTAATGTAAAGGTGAAAGGCAAACACTTAAAATCTACCAATCGTCCATCATGATATCGGAATTTAAATCGTAGCCTGTCTATCCTCTCGATAGGTGGATTATAGTGTGATATATTGGCTATAAATGCTCGAGTGGAATCAAACATCTGTGAATATGGCAAACATCTAACGGGTATTTTAGCAAAAGCACATTTAACCTTCCCTGCATAATCGTTATTAAACCATCCACCGGTATTTTCCGAATAAGGTTCGATTTCATCCATGCTATTATATTTTTCAACTTCCATATAAATATAATCGTCCCCCATTATGTCTAAATTACATATTCCACTTGGGTCTAAAGGATTAGCACTTAAATCGTCTAAATTTACGATTTGATTACTACCCAATTCATCCAACCATTCATTCCCGCTCCCATCTTCCGTTTCGTAATCAAAACCAAAAGGGTCTCCTTGATTATTGGACCACCACGGATTTGGTGGCGTGAGACGGGAAGAATAAATTTGTTTCTTATAACCTAAATAGGCTGGTAGACCCCATCTTGTATAATGATTCCAAACATCAACTTGATTGCAACTTTTTTCATATGACAATTGTCTGTCGAAATTTAATGTAAACGGATCCACGAAATTTCCAAACCAAAACTTATTTGTTACAGCATTCCATCTACATCTAAAATTATTATAGTTTGGACTGGCGCTAGCTGGATCAGCAGCAACAGCTTTATTCATTTTTGTTTCAATCTCTTTTGCCAATTGGTCAGGTGAATAAGACCCTTCGTCTATAGTTATGGTTAATGTAACATACACAGTAATAGTAATAGGTTTAACATTAAAACTCAATTTCGTATTCTGATATTCATGACTAAATACATATTGGTTGCTTGGGAGAGAAACATTAAGAAGTCGCATAGATTGTATTTTTTGCAAAGATTGTGGGAGGTCAATTTCAAAATAATTGCTATTTGGCCATTTTTTGATGTCACGGTCGAAAGAATGTACTGATACTAGTTTTCTATCTAAAACGTATGTTTGCTCTCTAGGAATTAGAGGATGTTGTTGTTGTACATTAAACTGACTCATAATATAAAAAAAAGATATTTTATTTTTTATAATACTGCCTAAAAGAACGGAATTTAGAAATTTATAAATAATAAAATACAACAGTATATATATACGATGCCAGCTCCTCCACAAGCATACACAAAATACCCTACAGCAGCACAACGAAAAATGGTACCACCATACAGCAAAGTAGAAAAAAAAACACAAAAAATTTTAAAACGCATGAAATCGGGCGGTACATGGATGAAAGTAGAAAATTGGTTAATGATTTCAAAATTGGTAACAATTGTTGGTGTAATTATATTTGTAATATCCACTGTTTCGGGTCAAATAGACGGTGAGTTAGCAGCTTACTATTGGATGGCTATAGGTGTTGGTACTACTCTTGTAATGGCAACTATCCTGTTAGCTAGAACAGATAAAGGGTGGGACTTTTCAGTAATACCTAAAATGGCGACACTATTTGCCCCCGGATTAGCTACTCTCGTACCCATTGTTGTGATGATATATATATTTCAAACAGTCAGAAGCGCATTAGTTAAAGATGCATCTCATTTGCCCCCACAATTTTATACATTTCATTATTTAACATTTTTCTTCTTATTTTTACAACTTATTATGTTATATCAGTTCTTTGGTGGCGAAATCAAAGCTATACTATCCAAGGGTAAAATTTCAGACCCTAATAAATGGGCATTTGTTTCTGCTTTTATATTTTTCAGTATTGTAACTTTAGGTTCTGCTGCTGAATTATATGTTATTATAACACGATTTATTACGGACGGATAAAAAAGAATCGAAATGTTACACCGTATTCTTTCGCACTTGTCCAAATACCAGAAACCTTTAATAATAATTTAACAGAAGTATATTTGGTAGGCGTAGTTTGATTATTATTATAAAAAATCTTAATAAATCCATGTTGCAATTGTTCTTCTATACGATAAGTAGGGTATTTTCCTTGTTTTTCGGGCATTATATCCAGAATAGATTTTTCAACGGCTTTGATAAATCCTATAATATTTGAATTACCGGCGGTATTGAAACCACATTTAAGTTTATTAAAGTATTTTTCTATACTGACTTGTTGAAGTTCAAAACCTAAGAATAAACCTTTTGAAGTTCCATATTCATCAGAATAATATAATCGATAAAAATATCCATCATTCATTATATTATTTTTTGTTTTTTCTGATAACATTAAAAAATTTTTATTGAAATCTTTGGGTTGTATAATAAGAAACATTTTATTATATAACTAATACACTACTTATTTAAGTTGTTATCTAATCAAACAGAGCATAAAGCATTGCAATTGTTTCTACCGATATATCTCTATTAGTTGCTAAATTTCTAACCACGTAATCACAATCAACGATAGCTTTCATATAATTTATCCTTTTTACTTTTATATATTCTTTCCAGAGGGAAACAATATTAGGATGTGAATCTACATAAGAATTAAGGCGAGACATTATATCATCTTCCAGTAAATTTGTATTATCACATTGTGATCCCGTGCTATTCATTAGAAAAATAGTTATATCTATTTTTAAGTATTAAAAATAAGTAAGATACTTACTATAACCATGAAATTCTTACAATCACGATTTGATGAATATATAATTGCAAAAGAAAAAAATAATTTACATTCTGAATTAGATGGGATTTATAATAATCCTAGCGCGGGTCTAGATAATAAACGGAATTTAATTTTTTATGGACCAACGGGTGTTGGTAAATATACACAAGTATTAAACTATATTAAACCCTATAGTGATTCTAACTTAAAATACGAAAGAAAAATTACTTTCAATTTCCAAAATAAGCGAGAATTTCTAATAAAACTTAGCGATATACATTTCGAAATAGACATGGAATTATTGGGTTGTAACGCAAAATTACTATGGAATGATATTTATAATCATATTTTAAATATATTATCATCCAGACAGAATCATACTGGAATTATTGTTTGTAAGAATTTTCATAAAATTCACAGTGAATTATTGGATATATTCTATAGCTATTTACAAACATTAGAACACAAAAATATAAATCTTCATTATATTTTTATTACAGAGAGCACTAGTTTTATACCGGATAACATTTTACATAGATGTAAAATAATACCTGTGAAACGACCAGTTAAAAATACATATAAAAAATGTATTGGTAAAACTATTGATAAATCTATAAAACTAAACCAAATTGTTAATATAAAAGATTTGCATACAAAAAATACCAAGCTTATGGAACCTCAAAAACTTATAACGAATAAGTTGATTTATTCTCTGGAAAATTTTAAGGATCTTAATTTTATTCAATTTCGAGATAATATATATAATATATTTATTTATCATTTGGATGTCACGATTTGTCTAAGAGACATTATCACATATTTTATAATACAGAAAAAAATCAACAAAACCACAATTACTAATATTTACTTTGAATTTTACAATTTCTTAAAATTATATAATAATAATTATAGACCTATTTATCATTTAGAGAAATTTATGTTTTATCTATGTAAGGTTATACATGGATTGGAAGACAGCGTGTAAGGAATTACATTTATGTGAGAAACATACTGAACATATGTTAAAGGCTGCATACTATAAACAAGCTTTAAAATATCATCCAGATAAAAACAAAGATGATCCTACTGCTGGAGAGAAATTTAAGAAAATAAATGCGGCTTATTCTTTTTTGCAGGAACACCAACAGTCAAAAGAGCCGTTTAATCTAGAGACAAACTATACGAATATTATGAAACAATGTATCAAATATTTTACACCTGATATTAAATGGGATGATGTTTTTCTTGATACTACACTTGATAATATCATAAATAATTGTGGAAAACTGTCAATTAGACTATTTAAAGATCTGAAAAAGGAAAAATCCATAGAACTTTTCGAGTTTCTCTCCAATTATAGAGAAATATTTGGTATATCTGATGAAACGATTGATAAAATGAAAGATATATTGAAAGAAAAAATGAGAGATGATAATATTGTTATTTTGAACCCATCTTTGGCGGATATTCTTAGTGATAATGTATATAAATTGGATTTGTTGGGTAAAACATTTTACGTTCCGTTATGGCATCATGAAGTTATATTTGATCATAGTGGCAATGATGTAATTGTGAAATGTGTTCCAGAATTAGAGGATCATATTACTATTGATAACAATAATAACATTCATTGTTATTTTAAAGGTCCTATTAATGAGGTGTTGCAAAAAGAAAAAATAGAGTTGATGTTAGGAAACAAAATAGTTGAAATAGATAGTAAAACTTTATTTATTAAGAAACATCAAACGTACGCTTTTCGAAACAATGGAATATTAAAAATAAACCCGGAACATATTTTTTCTACAGAAGAACGAGCTAATATTTATGTTGATATTAAATTAGAATAATCGAAAATAAACTCTATGTTTATAATTTTTTATATTTAAATTTGTCATTTGTTTCATAATCGGTTAATCTTTTTTGCTCTGAGTATAATCTAAAATATATAAATGTATAAAATCCAAAATAATAAGACAGTAAACAATATCCTAATGTGCCCCACATATAACTATTAAATAGATTAAAATTATTAGTATTTAAAGAAATACTAATAACCTTCTAAAATTGACCTGTGGGGTTCAACAGCTCATAATGATTATTCTTTTGATTTAATTTTATTGTAAGAGAGAAGGGTAAACGTATTCCAATGTAAATAACGGCGCTTGAAATACGGCTTGTGATAATGAAGTTAACAATGCCGGTTTATTACCTTCTATAGCATGACCTAGAAATTGCATTGTCCAAGCAGAAACAAACATTATGATACTATGTTTTAACCATTTTTTATCTGTTTCTCTCCAAGCAATAGCTATTAAACGCAAAAAAGATACATAAAACTGCATTGCTAATCCAATTTTCCAATTATAAACCAAATAATAATATATAGTATAGATACTGATAATTGCATTGTCATTGATAGTAACTGTTGGTTTGAGTATTTTCTTTGAACCTAGATAATTTTTGCTTATTGGAAGTATGATCTGGAGAGAAAGCTTACTTAAAAAATTCAATGTTGAAAGCACAATTAACGGAATGAAAATAAAATGAATTAATTTATTTGCAGGGTGCGTATGAAAACTTCTATAAAAATCTACTGAATCCATTTATTAATTTAAACATCATTGGTTTAAATTAATTTCAAATATCTTTTGGTCACCTGGTTTTGTATTATTTCCCAATTTAAAAATATTTAGTTATATTAATGAGTGTTAATATTCCTAAGAACATTGCACAACATATGCTTATTAAAAAACATCTACCTATAAATTATGACATAAAACATATAACAGATAGTACTGGTCCACATGCAGGGCAAAGTCAGACAGAAAAATTAAGAAAA